TCGATTAGATTTTCAACTTCCCAACCAATAGGAACTTCTCTTTTGAGGCGTTCATTATAGACCATAGCTCCACCACTCGACTTGTACGGTTTGCCTTCCTCGTTAGGGAAGTCAAATTGCACAGACCAATAGTCGTAGAGTTGCTTTGCCATCGCCTCTAAATTATCATTTATCGGCAAAGGCTTACCCTCTGCCGATAGCATACAAAAAGGCGATGCCGATAGAAGCAAACCAAATAATAAGTAGCACTTTCATCCAAAAGTTAGACAGCCATATCCCTTCGCCTCGCTTACAAACTTCGCAAATACACTGCTCATGAGCCTTTATCATGGCTAATTGTTCTGCAACGTGTTTTTTCAAAAGCTCCATTTCTTCTTGGATGTATCCATTCTTCACAAGGCGAAATTGATCAATGTCAGATTGCTTGACAGACAATTCTATTGGCTGCGAAGTGATGTCCTTTAGTTGCTCTACAACAGACAACAAGCATTTATTCAACTGAGTTGTTGCATCTATGAGTTTGGCTATTTTGTCAGTCTCTGTATTCTGTATTTCTGAATTATCAACACTCTGCATTAGAGCGGAAATGTCAACTTTGTCATTCTTTGATGTTCTCATATCGTAAAATTGTATTGGTGTTCATCGCCTGTTTCCTCTTTTGATAGTCGGACGGCACATGTGGCTTGCCATTCGTGCGCATCGTCTTGCCCATTCCAAATCATCTTCATCCTTGTCTCTTCCCCAACCATCGGGAGTGCTGCCACCACCGCCAGAAGATTCTGACATCTGCGTAGCTGCATCAAGATAGCCAACGAAAAGAAGAACGGCTGTTTGCTGCAAATCATTGATAGTGGCGAATACGTTGTTCTCTGATAACGAGGCCTCTTGCATAAGAATTTCGTTTGCATTTGATGGAATATCTATTTCATAGTCACAATAATTCCAGTTGATGGAATGGTGTACCAATGTTTGAGATTGGTACTCGTTGCAGTTTCTGCACCTTGCATTATTTGCAGTTTGCAGTTCTTCGTATGTATTCTTCCAATGATTATATATGTCTGCATTTTCTTTTTGGAGAACTTCTTTGTGCAGTTCATTCCATGTCGCTTCTATCTTCGATGGCATAAGGTTCCTGCCTTTACCAAGGGACGAAGATTTATAAGTGGAGTTGCCCTTCTTTATGGAATATCCACGGACAACATCTTGTGAGTCCTTTTGCAGCATCACATCGTAGCCGCATTTTTTTAGTCGCTCCACATAATCATTCCAATCAAACCTATCCATAGAACGGAGGGCATCCATACAAGCATTGGTTATCTCCTGCTTGTTCTGTATTGAAATGTCGGATGCTTGTACCCAACCTCTGCGTTTTGCAATATTATTGGCAGCAACCATTGCCCTTATATGGATATTGTGGTCATTGTTGATATTGCCGTCATTGTCTATACGGTTGGCATCAATGTGAAGATGCAAAATGCCACTCTTACTGTCACGGTGAAGTGACACTACATATTGACTGTTGCGGAGATTGGTGTGTTTGTCTTTTGCACGTTTTGTTTTCTCAGATAAATCAATGGAGTCAAACTCTTGAATGAAATCGTCTGCAAGTTTTTTCCAATCTGCATTAGTCCAGCCTTTGGTTTCTTCCATTGTTGGCGATACCTCAATTCTAATCAAGTTGTTCTTGATTGCCTTGGAACACCCACCCATGAACTTAGCTTGATGCAATAGCATTCTTGACCATAAAGACTCGGCAGCTACATTGTCGGGCAATAGATGTAACTTGATAATGTCCGACTTGTCTTTGTTTACTACATATCGCATGGAGTTGGCACCATGTGATATTGCTCTTGCCTTTGCTATCATATACTCTCAATGTTTATAATGTCAGATAATCTTTAATGTCACCCCAGCGAGTTATAAGTGGAATGGCTGCTTTCATCCATTCTTCAACAAACTTGGTGTTGTGAAAATACAGACCTCGTTTGTCGCTCTGAATACTCTTGACTGCTCTGACAATTCTAATCAAATCGCCACGTGCATCAGCCAAACTGCACAACGCTTCAATTTCTCGGTCAGTCAATCTTTGTTTGGGGTGTTGCCCCAATACACATTTACGAACGTAGTTACTGACCGTCAAGCCACAGGTATTGGCAAGTTCTGCCACTCGGTTATATTCGTCGGAAGTTACTCTGACCTCCAAACGCTCCGTGCGTTTAGGTGTTGTATTATTCTTTGCTGTTGCCATAAAATGGTGTTTATAATTGTTGATATTAGGGAATAGAAAAGGCCTCGGTGCGAGCTTGCGAGTACTGCAAGAAGCCACTGCCGTATGAATAAGCCTCGCTGATTTGTACGACATTGGCATTTCTTGCAACGCTACCAATAAAGCATCTGGCACAACCTCTTCCTTTTCTTCCCTTTGTTTGTTATTGTTTCAAGTCACATTATTGTATAGTCTTGCTTTCAGCGTTGTAAAAACCTACTACTTCTAATTGCAATCGTTCTACCAATGTGCCGAGGCAAGGATTATGCTTTATCATTCGTTGAAGAGCCATTACTGGTGTTTCTGTCATGAGCAGAAAATCGGCAATATCCAATCCTCTTTTGCGTTGTTCTTCTGTAGCCGCAAGTTCCAAGTGTTCACTGATAACAACTTTGCTACATACAGCAGAAAGTATAGGCATTTTGGCTTTCCATGCCTCAAACGCACCCAAGTCAGGACACAACATAACGGAGCGGTTCTTCAACACTTTTATGCTTTCTTCCTTGAAACAACCATGTATGCCACCTGTTGCCAACCATATAAAATCGGACATGAAGTGAGCGGCTATCAAGGCAGACTTTTCACTCTCTACTATTGCAACAGGCTTGGTTGGATATTGCAGCAAGAGGTGTTCGCCAAACAAACATTGCTTCATGTTGAAGTTTTCCAAGTGAAGTTCACTATGCACCCAACTAACATAACTATGAGGTTCTTTCACTCTATGACCATCAGACGAATTGTAAAGCATTACTTTGCCTGACCTCACTCGTCCTTGCCAGTCTATTTGCCAGTAAACAGTAGCACCATTCCACTTTTTTGATGTGCCGACTTTGTATAGTTGGAATATGCGCTCTGTTTCCTCTTTACCGATGATACCAGTCAAGAAAACGAACAGAGGGTTTATGCTATAATTGGATAGAGTCCGTTCCATCAATTCATTATCAATATAAGAGGTCGGTTGCTCTTGTTGCACTACCTTTGTTATACGGTTTCCCCGATCCATGTTTTCAACAGACATGGGATTATCCTTGAAGTAGTCAGACGGCTTGTAATGATATTGGCATGAATGTTCATGGTCACATCTACCCACATAGCCGGGAAAGTGTATCTTGCCTTCTGTGTCAATGTACCTGACAAAACAACGCTTCTTGCCACAGTTGGGGCAAGTAATCTTGTTGCCACGTTTGTATTTTTGCAGTACAAATCTATACTCTGCCATAATAATTGCTTTCAGTGGAACATGAAAGAAGAACTGCAAACTGCAATAGCTGCAAGGTGCAAAGCAAATACCACTATTGCAGTTTCTCGTATTCTCCTCGTTTTACTTTCTTGATTATATTGTCGCTTGCAAGACCGACTAAGGCATACATAACCGACCTTTCCGACAAGCCGACTTCCTTTCCTGCTTGAATGGCATCAGCAGTTGTGAATGTCTTACCCACATTGTTGAGAAATTCTTTCTTCTGTGGCTCAATGCCATCCATCACCATGAACTTTTGAATGGCAGTATAACAGTTCTCAAAATAATCACTCAACCGAATGGCTGCTTTGGTGGAGTCTATGTCAACATAGTCCTTATGAACCTCACCACAAGCCCATCGCAAGATTTGAACAACCAATGCAAGTCGTGCTGCCAACATCGGTGTCTTCATAATGCGACTATCTACCAGTGCGTCATCCTTTATCTTGTTGACTACTCCGATTGCCGCATTGCGCCATGCTGTAAAGTAATCGCTGGCTTCTTTTGAGAATTTCAATACATTCTGTACTGCATCATCATCTTCATTGAGAGAATAAGGCAAAGCCAATATCTTGTCTATAACACTCTTCCACATTGTAGCATAGTTGTCAAAAGAGGAGAAACTTGACGGTTCGTCATCCGCCCAATCTGCGATTTTCTGCGAAGTAGGATAGACAAACAAGAAGCGGTCTAAGAAACCGTTGGCTTTATAACCTTTTTCTATCAGTTCATGCATTCGTATGGTCTGCATGGTGCCTACAATGTTTATAAACGGATTTTCTATGTGAATGGGAACTGGCATACTGCAACGTGACACATCCAATGCCTTACCACTGAACGCTGTCAGAAGTTGTTCTATCAACTGTCCTTTGCTATATTGGTTTACGGCATTGAACATACCCATGATTTCATCCACATACAATACTACTCCTCGCTTATTGTCGTCATGCGCACGAATCAAGGCTTCTGGTGTGAAATCGGATATAATGGTTCTGCGCAATATTGGTTTGGGTGGAAGTGTTCCACTATCCTCTTTCTTACCTCGTTGTCGTTCCAAAGCCTCATTATAGAGTTCCATTTCATCCTTAAACTTACGGATAGCTTTAGCATCATGCTTGCGGATTGGGCGAAAGGCAAAGTCAAGAGGTGGTGTCTTGCCCATGCCGGGTCGTCCAACCAATATCATATACATGGCAGCATTGCTTATCCAACCGCCACGAATACAAATGTTCACAGCGTTGCCGATAGCCGTTGAAGCGGCAACCAACAATGAGGCAAGTGTATATTCTATGGAGTAGTTTTCTTGACGAGCCAATGCGAGAACCATATCCTGCAACTTTACAGGAAGTGCATCCAAAGGAATCTTGTTCTCATAGACACCTTCAAACTCCATTCTTAAACTGTTGCATAATTCAAGTGCATCCATTAGAATCTGTGGTTACGTTTTGATTTGAGGAACAGAGCAGCTTCTGCTTCCAATTCCTTTTGCGACTTAATCTTGCCGTCATGCAGCCAAGTGTCAATCTCCGATTTGAGAAACATGATGCGTTTACCTCGTTTGTGAAAAGGTATCTGGTGGCAACTCGTCCAACCATAAACAGTTTGTTCGGCAGGGTGATTGGGGAGGTACTCACACAACTCTTTCAAGTTCATCCACTGATCCGTCTGTGGTTGTGCGCTTTGGTTATTGATACTGTCAACCTTTGATGTAAGCTCGTTCAACTTATCCATCATCCATGTCATTGCCTTGGGCAAATCCTCAAATGTAATGTTCTTTTCTGTCATGTCGTTCATTGATTTTATTGTTTGATTTGAGTGCAAAATAACATGGATTTTGAATGCTGATTTTATGCTGACAGACATCACATAAACAATCATCATCGAAACATAATCATCATATACAAAAGTTATTGATTATCAGAATGTGTTATGATAACCGTCATTATCATTTTGTTTCGACTATGCGGTATGTCATTAGTACATCATAAGGCTATCATAAGATATAATCGTATGTGTTCTTATTGGTCTTTATGGATATATGGGGTGACTTCAAATCACTCCATAGTATAAACAAAGTATAAAGGGTATGACTTGTAATAACATCCTTGTGGTGACATCAGCCAATTGTTATAAGGGTGTCGTTTCAACCGTACCCCTTGTAAGAAGTCCATCACTTTTTATGGGTTCGGTTGAAACGACCTCATAAAAAAAGAAAAGCCACCCACAACAATGCGTGTGGATGGCTATATATAATAAGGTGTAAATTATCCCTATTCGGCTGTTTGATTTGTATCAGTAGGAGGCAAGTCCAAAGTTATTCTCTTTGTGGCATTCTCTTTCTTTGCATCAACAACCTTTGCATAGATTTGTGTTGTGCGTACATTGGTATGACCAAGCATTTTGCTTACGGTATAGATGTCTGTACCGCCCGCCAGCTGGAGCGTAGCATACGAGTGCCTGAAGCAATGGAAGGAGATATGCTTCTTTATTCCTGCTGCTTCAACCCATCTTTTGATAGGACGATTTATCCAAGATGGAGCTGGCAACCCTGCAAATACAAGCAAATCTCCGTCCTGTCTTTCGCCACAAAGTTGAAATGCTTGCTCTGAAATTGGCATATACTCTACACCCTTTGTCTTCTGTTGCGTGAAATTCAAGCGGTAATTGCCGTTAAACATTTCCACTTCCGACCACTTCAACTTTTGAATGTCACAATGGCGAATGCCTGTAAGAGCGGAGAATAAAGCTGCACGTTTCAATAATGGGTCGCATGGTGTTTGCGCCAAACGATTCAGTTCTTCCACAGTCAAGTATTCCCTTCGGCTTTCCTGTTCTTGTATACCTTTTACCTTTGCCGATATATCAATAGTGAGGTAGCCGTCAATGAAAGCCTGTTTCAGTCCAGCTTTGAAAATGGCAAAGTAAGTGGAAGCTGTGTTCTGCGAAATTGTGCCCGACTTATTACCTCCTTGTGGTGCAGTCATCAAAAAGCGACGGAACGATTCTACTAATTTCATGTCAATGTCTGCAAACAAGATAGTATCGCCTTTGGCAAATATCTTCAACAACTCGCCTACACGCCTCCAGTTAACGATAATAGAGTCTGAACTATTGGCATGGCGAGTGTCGGCTACATTGGCAAAGTATTCAATGAAGTTGCAGCGTGAACGTTCAAGCTGTTCTGCTTGTTCGGTTTCCTCTGCCGAATAGAGTGAAGCGTTATCGTATTCCTTTTGGCGCATACTCCTTACCTTGTCGGCATAGATACACGCTTCTTGGTCAAGTTGCGACTTGCATACGATTATGCCATTCAAATCTCGCTTGGGCTTATAAGTGGTCTTGCCATCGGCACCTGTTCGAGCATTGCGTGATTTGTCGAACACAGGAGTAGTTATCGTGCGGTTCAGATACTCACGCAATCGTTGTGGCTTGTCCTTGCCCGATTGGAACACAGGATAAGCCTCTATGTACAGATACCATTCATCGTGATATTCCGATTTGCGGAGTTTCACCGTCACTCGTGTATGGGATAATGCTTTCTTCATTGTTTTGCTCCTTTATATAGGTTGTCGATTTCTTTCTTGGGTACATACACATAGTTGCCTATCTGTCGTGTGGGGATGGAGTACTTGCGTATATGTGCATACACCGTACTGTCATTGACCTTATACTTCTTGCTTATCTCTCCAATAGTATAACAGTCCTTGGGCTCGAGGCTGTATAGTTTTTTCACTTGCTTAGGCTTGTCTGTTGCCTTTGGTCGGAGAGGATAGAGTTTCATAAGTTCCTCTTTGCTCACTCGTATTTGGTTTGTACCGAGATTGATGTGAGAAATCTGTCCTTTGCGTATAAGCCTGTAAAGAGTGAAACGGCTGATGCCAAACAAGGCGTATGCTTCCGTCACCTTTATGTAGTCTTGTTCCTTTGGAATGGTCTTGACTACCTTGTCAAGAAGTTTGTTCCTTTCCTCCTCGTCATGCTTGCGCTTCCATGCAGTTTTGGAACATTTAGGCGAGCAGAACCAGGACTCTATAGTCTTAGCCATAAATTCCTCGCCACACACCTGACACTTGCGTATTATTTGAAATTTCGATGTTGCCATATTTATTGCCTTTTCTATATAATAACGTAGAAAGAGTACTTTTGTTGCACATTATCTACTATTTTGTTGCGTTACAAATATGGTACAAATATACAGTAAAATAACGAGAAACAAGCATAGTCATCCACAAGTGTTAAAAACAAAAATAGGGCGCAACTCATTGAGTTACACCCTATTTAGCTATTTATTATTATAGATGTTTATCTATACTTACTTCACCTCGCAGTCATTGAGCATCAGCGACAGGGTCACGATATCGGCCACAAGCTGAGGATCCACCTCCTTCTCGTAGTCCATAAACCAGTTATTTTCGCCGATGGAGACGCGCCCGATGTCGGACACGCCTGTAATGCCGCCGTGCAGATGCGACTTGAATGCGTCAGAGCCTGAACCGATGCGGGATGTACGGATGGCCGGAATGATTCGCGTCCTGACTTTCTCCCCATCGCTGTATTTCATCTCCTCCAGAAAAGCGTGGACAATACTTCGGCCGGCGATAGAATCGGCTCTGTCCACGGCCACCGCCTGAAGAACCGAACCATTGGCAAAAACGATGGTCCTCTCCGGATTCAGGAGCGGATATCGTGGCATCTGGAAGTGCTTGGGAAGGTCCTTCTCCCCGACCACATAATCCCACCCCTCGATAAGCATCGGGCGCTCCGTCCCGTCCGGCATCTTGACCTCTGTCCGGAAGGATTCCAGAATGGTCGGAATGACGTTGGTAAAGAGCGCCACGAATGACTTGTGTGAAATGATGGATGTTTCCCTCGGCATCTCCTGGGCAACCCTCAGAATGCGACGTGTAGAGATATGTGAAGTCTTACCGCCGCCTCGTCCGATGACGGCAAAGAGCTTGTTCGGGTCAATGATGTTTACGAGTGCCTGCACCCTGTTCTGATACATCTCGATGTAGTCCGGGGTGCTATTGTTCGTCTGCTGTGTTTCCATTGTCAGTGATGTCTGGTGATATGTTGGCGTCCAGAAGCAGCCTCTTCTTCTCCGCCTCAGTAGTTTCAAGCCCGAGGATCAGTTCCTTGTACTGGGCATCCTCGGCACGCTTGGCTATGTCCATGAGCTTCTGCGACTGGTAGCCGAGATCCTCCGGCTTGACATTGATGTTGACCAGATAGACAGGCGGCTGCCACTGGTGGTTCTCCTGTTCCCTCTGCTTGGTTCTCAGTTCGTGCGCCTTGTCGAGCGCCGCCTTGGCCGTGGCCAGCTTGTCGGCCTTGATGGCCACCCTCGCGAGGTCGTCATAGGCGTCGGCATACTTCAGATCCCAGGCACGGGCTGAAATGCCGTCGTCCTGGTAGAAATACTCCAGAGCGTCACGGTAGATTTCCCGCGCCTGTGCGATGGTAAGCGACGGCCACTCCTTCCTCAGACTCTCGACGGCCCTGGAATAGTTGTGCTTGTGGTAGTGGAAGAGCCTCGACATACTGTCCAGCTGGAGGATGTACGTCTGCATATCTGCGACAATGACATCCGACTTCCTGTGCTGAAGGAAGAACTGGATGTCATCCGCCTTGTAACTCTCAAGTAGTGCCAATCTGTCAATCATACGTCAAACAATTCTTTCTTAACATTGTCCACCCCGCGCCTCCAGGTGAGTTTCGCGTCAAGTTCCAGCGCGTCTATGTCCCCGGCCGCGGCCATCTCCGTCAATGCAGCCTCCATATCGTCCTCCCTGTGAGAACGGGATATGAGATACTCCTTATGGAGAGGGTGCTTCTTCGAGCAGATGTCCATCAGGAATTCAAGCCGTTCCCGGCCCATGAGGTTCATCCTTTCCGCTATCTGGACAGGATAGAGCCCGATTACCGCCAAGTCCTTCACCCTTGCGACGAATTCCTCGTCATACGTCCTGATTTCCATTTCATTTTCCTTTTACGAATTCATCGAACACATCTTTGAAGACCTGCAGGAGCGCCTGGAATTTCTCCAGATTGGTCTTGGCCTTCTCCTTCTTCTCCCCGGCCAGCTTGGGGCTGTTCACCTGCGAGCTGTACCGCGATATGTTCAGTTCCACGTTCTTCCTCTCCTGGAAGTATTCCTCCGGGTTCCGCCTGAGGATGTCGAAAATACGAGAGCGCTCATCCCTGGAGGAAATAAACGGATGCTTGCCAAGGAATTTCCCGGTATTGTTGAAGCTCCGGAGTTCATTGAAGCACATCTCCAGCCTTGCGGCCAGCCTGACAATGTCGGCCAGAGTATCGAAATCCGTGATTTCGCCCTGCGTGATGGCCTCAAGGCGCTTCAGTTCAGACCAGCAGTTGATACGGTCGGTGAAGATGCTGTCCGCCATTCTGACCATAGGGTTATCGAGCTGGCGCCACGGAATGTCCGGATACTGCTCAAACTTCGAGATTTTGGCCTGTTTCGGGGCCGGTGGCGGCACTTTGGCAACCGTTGCGGACGGTTGACTTCCAGAAGCCGCGGAAGCCTCACAGGCGGCCTGAATTTCCTCGGCCGAAAAATGGTCAAGAAGAACATAGACCATAGACACGGCCAGGGCCGAACGGTCCTTCATTATTGTTCCTGCAGCAGGCAGCCCTCTCGATGAAAGGAGGCGGCGGTATGTTTCTATTTTGGACGGCTGGGCGATTGCCTTGGATATTGATCTCTTTTGCTGGAAAGTGTACATATCTGTCAGTTTTATAATAAAACAGGGCCGTCAATGGCGGCCCCGATGTCAAGCGACGGGAGACTATGCTGCGACAGGATCCTCGACGCTTCCAAGATATTCAAGCGGCTGGAACGGGAACGGGCTGTTGAATGTCACGTCACAGCTGGCGTTGTCCGAATTCTTCCTCTTGTCGTGGTCAGTGAAGAAGTATGGGCAGCGCGGCCGTCCGTAGATATACTTCTTCCCGCTGATCCTGTCCTCCGTAACGATGTAGAAGCCCTTGCCGTGGAAGTTCTCGATGAAGTTGTCGATTTCCGGCCTATCCCCGGCCAGAGTTCCCAACAGAGTGTTTGTCACTTCCGTAGTCACGTCGCCATTGCTACCCTGTGAGGTGGCAGCCGCCGTGAACTTGGCAAAGTCAAAATGAGCGATGGATGCGCCTTGCTTGAGCGTCAGAGCTGCCATCGTGCGCGCTTCGTCGGAAACTGTTATCTCCGGCTCCTTGGTGAGGTCCACATCGTCCTCCAGAATGAGGTGGATTCTGTTATATATCCTCTTGCCAGCGGATTCCAAATCCGAAACGGCGTTGATATTAGGTACTTTAATCATAATCGTATGGTATTAAAGGGGGCCGGAGCCCCCGATGACTAACCGCGTGATGCTTCGAAGAACTTGCCTTTCGCGGCATCGTAATACACGTAAATGTAATCTCCGACAGCCGCAGGGGTCCAAGCCTCTACTTCGCTGAACTTGCCGGATTTCTCGATCTTGGTCGCGTTGGTGAGGTCTCCGCACTCGATACGGTAAACCACGCCATCCTTGGCATTGACGATGTCTGTGAGAACCGTCGCCTTGGTGTTGGCCGAAGTCCTGATGAGGAATCCGAGGTCGTCAAGTTCCGCTCCCTCAGTGTCCACGGTGGTGGCGTCAGCAGCGGCCGTGATTGACGGAAGGTTGAAGAAGATGTACTGCTCGCGTGCCTTGTTTGCCTTGAGGTCCGCCTTGCTGTTGAAGTGACGGCCGGCAAATCCGACAGATGAGCCCTCTTTCCAGTAAGAGTATGCGATCACTTCCTCAAGATGACGCTCGAACAATGTCTTGTACTCCTCGCCAGGAACGTTCTGCAGCAGTTCGATGTTGCCCTCGACAGTCGCGAAGAGGAGTTTGAGGTTACCCATGGCAGGCACCCATCTGATGGCCATCTCGTAGTTAGGCACCACGTCAGTAATGCCGGCGAAGTCTGTGTCCTTGCCATACTTGTTGCGGTACCACTCCTTGAACATCGGGCGGTGGGTCGCATTGGCATAGATGACGAACTGCTTGTAGTCTTTCGGACGGCGTGCGGCAATCTTCTTGGCGAAGAACTGGAGGACGTCACCGATGTTGCTTGCGTCGTAGTCGGCAAGTTCCTCATCGTCGAACGGAAGCGCCTTGTTGCTGTCGTAGAGACTGAGGACACGATAAATGACACCTGTAGAGCCGAGAAGGGACGGTGACGCCTCTCCCTTGACAGGCTTCACGTAGCAACCGAGGATTGAACGCTCGATGCGCTCGGCATTGATCTTCTCTGCGATGCGGAGAATGAGCCATTCCAGGAGAGTCCACTTCACTGGATCAGAGCCTTCCCTGTTCAGGTAGTTCAGGTAAGCCTCCTCAAGTTTGGACATATCCTCGAAACGGATCTTGGACATGACCTTGTGGACGATCGCTTTCTCCGGCTGGAAGTCCACATCTCCCTTATACACCTCACCTGCCTGGTATGCCTGTGATACCTCGGAGAAGAGGACGTTGGTGATGACCTGTCCTGACTGGATGTTGCTTACGGTATTGAACAGCCCGGCAAGCGAAGGGAATGACACGATTCTCGCGATCACCATATCCTGACGGATAGTGAACTGGCGGGTTCCGATTTCAGTGTCAGACGACAGCTGGGAGATGTCCACCTTGGCCTGCTTCAGGAGATTGAGTTTGCCTGAAGCGCGGAGTTCCCTGTATCTGTCAGAGAGTTTCTCAGCATAAGATATCGCATCGGTTTCAAGAACCTTGCGGTCGGACTCTGTAGGCTCGCCCTCTATGCGACCATTGATGAGAATCGAATTGTAACGGCGTGCTGCCGCAAAGAAAGGATTCTGGATGCCGAAAGCATACTCTTTCGTGTGCATACCGGTAACGGATGGGGCGTCGGCCACGGTAGCGACCGGTGTCACCTCAGCCCCTTGCTTTGAGAGTTTCTCGATGGTAGCGTTGGCGGTGACGACCTCACCCTTGAGTTCCTTGACACTTGCAAGGATCTGGGCAAGTCCGTCCGGGGTGACCTCAGTTCCTGCCTCTACGCCAGTGATGCCGGCAAGCTCGGCCAATGTTTTCGTGAACGCCTCAGACTGGGCGCTTTGCTCTGTCTGATAATTCGCAAAGTCATTAGCGAATGCCCCTGCACCATGCGCCTTGTTGTAGGCCTCGATGAGAGCGGCCTGGTCTTCCTTGGTCAGCTCCTTGCGGTCAAATTTGTCTTTGAGGCCGGCCGTTGCGACCACCGCAAGCAGATTTGTTAAAAATTTACGCATTGTTAGAAATTTAATTTGTTGATATCTACGGATGGACTTGTTTCTTTCTGTCCTGCCTCAGCCCTGAGCAGTTCCAGGACCTCGTCGAGGGAATTCTGCCCGTCGATGAGCCCGGCCGCAAGTGCGTCGGCGCTGTAATAGAGCTCGCCCTGCTGCGCCTCCTCAGTGAGTGACGGGCGTGAGGACTTCACGTCGTCGATGAACTGGAGCGCCATCGGGTCGAGGAACCTCTTCACGAACTCGTCCGGATGCCCGTCGAGGACATCGCGCTGGACCTTGTTCTTCAGAGGCGAGTAATTGCTGTAAAGCGTGATCTCCTTGAGGCCTGCCTTCTCCAGCATCTCCCTGTCATCGTATGCAGTGCTGACGATGCCGATGGAACCGACCTCCGAGAAGATTGATGAAGCGAACACCTTGTCGGCAGCGGCACCGATATAGTAGCCTGCCGAGGCTGCCACCGATTCAACGAGCGCATACACGGGCTTCTTCAGGGCCTTGACGGCCAGAAAAGCCTCGTGCAGTCCGAATGCTTCACCGCCGCAGCTGTCGATATGGATGAGATGGGCTCTGATGGCAGGGTTCTCGTCCGCCGCCTTGATGTCAGCGATGAACTGCTTTGTCGAGAAGCGCCACCGTGATTGGTATGATATGCTGCCGAAAACCGGATGATATGCTATGGATCCGTCAGGTATGTCGGCATCGCTGAACTCGGACGGGTAGCAGAGCTCCGTATCCGGAGGCACGGCCACGCATTCCCTGTATGCCTTTTTCCCGTCGTCAGTAACGAGCACGAGATGCGATGCCTCAGCGTGCTGGGGCACCGTCGCAAGAAAGAGTATTTTGAATTCCTGCTGTGTCATAATTTGAATTTTCAGCAAATTTATGCACTGCAGGGCACTTCAGGTAGGACAGAACGGCTATAAGACGAGCGGAGAGGATGAGTCGAAAGAGGTTTCGAGCTTCAGGGCGCCGGTGAACGGGGTCACCTTCAGGCGCGGTGCGCACGATGCCGTACCGATGAGGCGGAGACTTCCGTCAGACATGTAGAACGCGACGTACATCCTGCGTCCGTCGTAGCCGAGCAGGTCCCCCTCCAGCGTGGAAAGCGACAGTTCCTGTCGATACGACAGCCCCGACTCGCTCTCCTCGGGCGTCTGCTCGAAAGAAATCTGGCCGGATGCCTGGAATTCCACTGAACCGACCGGAAGGAAGTTCAGCGGCTGGAACCGGATATAATCCCGGATGAGTTCCGGGTCGATGAGCGCAAAATGCGAGGTGATAGTCGTTGCCATTTTTTTCGTTCTCCTGCCCCGTTCGGGCCCCGAAATTCTGGGACCTCTCGGGAGTTATATTTTATTAGAAATCACTGTTTTCCACGGGTATCGCACGGGTATCCCGGTGCTTCTTCCGGAAACGGAACCAATCCTTGCGGAGCATCTCGTATGTGATGTTGTCCATCGAGATGTTGTACAGTTCGCAGAAGGAGTAGATGGCATCACGGATGGTGAGCCCCGGGCTGTTGCCGAGGGCTCCTGTCATATAGCTCCGATATGTAAGCTTGAAGGTGTGCATCAGATGAGACGCCACCGCCTCCTGGCCCTGGGGATTCAGGTAGTTCCGCCAGAGGGTGTCCACTACGAACTCGGGATTCGGGCGGCGCTTGCCGGGATCCGCCTTGCGGGAGTTCCTGTTGTACTGGCGCCGGTGGGAACGGAACAGGGCGATGCGGATGCAGTCCGGATCACCGGCTGCCGGCACGGGCCTGTAGTCGTCAGGCACCAGGTCGAGGTGCATCTTCACGATGCCCCACAACTTGGATTCCCGGCCGGGGGTTATGATGTCCGAGCCGTCGTTGACGCTCAGTATATATTCCCTCAGGCAAGGAAGCACCTTCACCGATGCCGTCTGTATGTCGTGCATTGATTCCATTGGCAGCAAATTTATCGTGATTTTCCGTCCCCGGATGGGACTGTGACGCGTTTACAAAGATACGAAATTTTATGCTGCCAGGGGCCGATTTCCCCGCCTTTCACGAAGCCTGATTCCGAGACACACTTGTGCAAATATCGGTTTTTTACAGAACTTCAGAACTGACGGGGGTAACTCGCTGATTTTCAGCGCATTTTTCAGCACTCTTCTACAGTGCTGGCTTTCAGTTCTGAACGAAAGTGCTTCAGTGCTGATTAGTGCTGAAAGAGTGCTGACTAATTCCGTTGATACTCAATGCGTTGCAAAGGTCAGTTCTGAAGTTCTGTAAATATATACTTTTTATATAAGTCTCTCTATATTATATAAAAATAAAATATATAAATGGGTGCTACTCGCTGATTTTCACTATGTTAAGTCCAGAAGTTCAATTTTTCTTTTTGATAAAAACGGGATGGGGAAACGGGGAAGGGACCGCCTTCAGAACTGAAAAGTCAGCACTCTTCCAGTTCTGATAAACAGAACTGAGAGTGAAAATGAATGAAAATCGGTCTATTTTTCGCCGTTTTTACCTCTGTTGATGCTTTTATCAGCCTCGAAATTTACACTTTTCAGAGAGCCTCTGTGAAGGCGAAAAATAGGTATTATAATGACAAAACCCGGAAGCCTCTCGGCTCTCGGGTTTTGGATCCGTGCGGACGTTCCGCTTATATCGATGGAAGGGTCAATTCACGGCCGTGGCCGCCTTCTTGAGTTCCGGCTGGGCATTGATGCGGGCAATGAAGTTCATCAGCGCTGTGGCCGCTCCCTTGCCTCTGGCGACGGCGCTCTGCTTGACTCCGGAGTCGAGACGGCAATAGGCCCAGATGCGGCACCTGCCCCATCCGTCCGTCCTGGCGTGGACGCATTTGAGGTTCGGGAATAGATTTCTGACTGCTGCAGCGGCCGCTTCGGCCTGCTGACGGTTGATGTTGCGTGTAGTTTCCATATTATTACGCTGTTATAAATGACAAATGCCTCGCGTACAGGGTTGGAAACTACACACAACATTTCTGCCGTATATATACGCCAAGTTTCCCGGGCGTGACCCATCGCGAGGCAATCGTCTATATTTCTGTATGGATTATCGTTCCCGGCCAGAAATAGAGCTGTTATATGTAGTTTCCGCCACAAATATAAGACAATTTTTTCATTTCGTGCAAGTTTTTTCGGTTCCGGAATAAAAAAAGCCCCCGGATTGCTCCGAGGGCCGTGGCCAGTGCCTGTGTGATAATCAAGCGAACTTTATGGCCGTTAATTCTTTGGCAAAGCGGTCAACACCGCTCTGGATCTTGTCGATAGTCTTGCGGCTTGGCTTGCGTCTTCCGTGCAGGAAGTGGCCGAGCTGTGCCTGGCTGACCCCGGTAATCTTCTCCAGTCCAGAGAGGGAGAAGACGCCTGCATATTCAGAGAGGAAGCTGGCCGTATCGTAGCAGAACTCGATATCCACATCCTCAAACTTGTTGCCGGCAGCGATGTAATCCTGCTTCATTGCTTCGAAGGTTCCGAGAAAGTCCTCTATAGTCTCCTCGACGGTCTTGCCTTCCCCGATGCACCCGAACTCAAGCGGAGTATCTCCGATGTAAGCGGAATATCCGTATTCGGATTTCTCGATAAATACTTTACATTTCCTCATAACTCAATAACTCCCTATTTTATGAAGGTGTGGGGCTATTGCAGCCCCGCATCCCTCAAGATTGATTTCAATGTCCCCGTTGCGACTTCCTGGCTTTTATGGTTGCTGGTCGTGAATTTTTTGTTGGTCTTCGGACTGAACCAGACAGGATGTCCATGCTGCTGCTCCCCGGTGGGGTAACAACCGAATTTGAGCAGCTTCCGTTCCAATTCGTTGTATTTCATAGAGCTCCTTGATTATCACACTACAAATGTAGGAATTTTCCTACATTATACCAAATTTTTTTATCATTTCTTGCAACTTTTTTAATTCCGGAATAGAGAAAAGGGACGGCATTGCGGCCATCCCTCTCGAAAATATGTTCTCTGGCGTATTTATCGATGGAAGTGTCAATTCACGGCCGTGGCCGCCTTCTTGAGCTCCGGCTGGGCATTGATGCGGGCAATGAAGTTCATCAGCGCTGTGGCCGCTCCCTTGCCTCTGGCGACGGCACTCTGCTTGACCCCGGAGTCGAGCCGGCAATAGGCCCAGATGCGGCACCGGCCCCATCCGTCCGTCCTGGCGTGGACGCACTTGAGGTTCGGGAATAGATTTCTGACTGCTGCAGCGGCCGCTTCGGCCTGCTGACGGTTGATGTTGCGTGTTTGTAGCATAATAACACTATAAATGACAAAAGCCTCGCGTACAGGGTTGCTACAAACACACAACATCTCTGCCGTATATTTTACGCCAAGTTTCCCGGGCGTGACCCATCGCGAGGCAATCGTCTATATTTCTGTATGGATTATCATTTCCGGACAGAAGAAATAGATGAGTTATATGTTTGTAGCACCACAAATATAAGACAATTTTTTCATTTCGTGCAAGTTTTTTCGGTTCCGGAATAAAAAAAACCACCGGATTTCTCCGGTGGCCTGGCCGTAGTCCCCGTTACGGCCGTTTGTAATCAAAAAGATATGCGGGGACTTTACAGATTGTCCGCTGCGCGCCTGATCCTGTCGGCAAGGTCGCAGAGGCCGCCCTTGAACTGGGCGAGTTCTTCTTCAGTAAATCCTCCCTTGCCGCCGTTTCCGTCGATGCCGTTAAACTTGTTATAGAACCACGAGGCCGACCTGTCAAAATAATTGTGGGCAAACTCTCCCCAATTCAGATTAAGGTCAATGTCGTCGAGTTTCTTCCTGATTTCCGAATTTCTGATAGCTTCCAGTCTTTTCTCAGTCTTTTCCATAATATGATGCGTTTTTTAACGCCTCCCCGAAGGGAGGCTCTTTTTAATCAATCATTTCCTCAAATAGTTCCCTTACGTATCTCTTCAGTTCCTTTGAGGGATTGTGTTTTGATTTCTTGAGAAGTCTTATCATCTCGATAAGCTCTTTCTCCTTTTGTGTTAAATCATCCATTAGCATATCGTTTTTGATTACATTACAAAGATACTGTAAAATTTTATAGTATGCAAGTTTTCAGGCATTTATTTTCAAAAAATCTGCATTTTTTTACAAAAAAAGCCACCGGATTTCTCCGGTGGCCGCACCTGACGCCCTTGTGAGGTTTACCAAACAATCACGCAAATATGGCGTCAAGATCTCTCGATATATTCTGAAGTCCATTGCGGATACGATCCTCCTGGGCCTTCCTCGGTTTTGTTCCGTGAGCATAAGCCCAAAGCTGCTTTTGCGAAATACCCGTGACCTTTTCAAGAGTCGCGAGCGAAAACCAGCCTTTGCTGAGATAAAATTCCATAAGGCTCAACGCGTCAATAGTGTAAGTGATGGTAAATTCGCCATCCAAGAACTCCGGATATTTGAAGCCTTCCTCTTTGGCCGTAGCCTTATAGATTTCCATCTGCTGAAGCATATCAGCCTTGGCCTCTTCAATGGTGTCGCCCATTCCGGAGAAAATTTCGTTCTTGCAATAGACGGAGTATGTTCCGTCTGATGCCCTTTCAATGATTGCTGAAATCTGTTTCATGTGTTTCTGTGTTTTTGGAGGAAAGGGGCTTTATTTAAGCCCCATCTCCTTGCTAATCTTGTTTACAATTCCCGTTCCCATCTCTTTGGATCCGTGGTAAGGAACAGGGTAAGTTCTGGATCCTTTCTTGTAGATTACGTGGCTGCCTGATTTCCTCAAGTATGTCCAGCCGTTCCGTTCTACCAATCTGTGAAATTCATCTGACTTCATATTGCGTGTTGTTTGGTATTGCAAAGATAGTAATATTTCCATTATCCGCAAAATTATTTAATAGATTTTTTACTATTATTTACATTTATCGATGTGGCCGACGTTGCGTGCCAGGATTTCGGGCTTACTATATTCCTGTGCCTTATGGGCGCGGTTGAAATGCGACTGCAGGGCGATGGCCACGTCGTGGCTGAATTCCCCGTTCCTGACATAAATCTCTACCCCATTGAACCGAATGGACATGGAAGACGCGCGCCTGACGGCTTCCACGATGATTCTTTCATTCCTGGTTATCATCTTATTTCCTCCGAATAGCACAGGACGACATCGCCGACGACGAAATCTCCCGTGTTGTTATACTTCTGATGCAGATAGGACGCCCTGCAGTTGTACGGCAAGCCGTTAATTTTGCCTTCCTCGTTGAGCACCATAACTGTTTTCCCATCGAGAGGCACGACCTCGATATAGCCATCGACAAGCGTCTGCAATTCTTCGAGGTCGAATCTGCTCCCTTTATGCAGCGCCTTCTTCAGCTCTCCAGACGCCATCAGGACAACAGCGTTCTCCCGGTGGACAAGAAGATGCTCAGGGGTTTTCTCGACGAAGCCCTTGCGAAGAGGATAATCCGCCCCGTTTATGCGCGCCACAAGAGCCTTCGGGTGTCCGTCACGATCCAATGGACAAGACTCGTCGAGCGTATTATAGACGTATATCGCCTCATAATAGTCAGTATTACTCCCGTAATCCTGACCGTCAAGTTTTATGACATAACTGTTCATTTTTTATGTGTTTTTGGGGATTTGAAAACTTTGGCGGCCCACTGCTCACACTCCTCCGCATTGAGCGGGTTCCGCATTACCATTGTCACGGTCTTGTCAACCGTGAGATTTATTTCATCGTCGATGTAGAGGATACAGAGAATTCCGATAACCATTTCGGCAGTGCGTTCATCCATGACCGGAAGACGCACCCATTCCCAGCCCGGAAGGCTCTGGAACCAGTCACGATAAGCCTTGCGATACTTGCTTATAAATGCGGCGTATCGTGTCCGGTAGCCAGAAATCTGCTCGGGTGTATACAGGAGATATTTTTGCCGCCCCGTCATTGTTCAATGTCAAGTAGATTCAACGTATCGAGGTCGGTAATGTCCACCTCCGGAATCGGAGGTATGACCGTCCCCGTGCTGCTGTATTGCGTCTGACGGCAGGTGTAGAATTCGCGCGTGCCGATGGTAAAGAACTCACAGCCGTTGCGCTTGATTGAGCGGTCGATGATGCCGTCCTTGATCTTGATATATTCGTTCTTCTCCGGGTCAAAAATCTGAGGGTTGAAGATATATCCCTTGAGCTCGCAGTATTTGATGAGTTTCGTCTTGAAGGTCCTCGGCTGATAGTATGTCCTTCTCGACGGCCCGATATACTCCAGGAAGTTGTCATACATATCCTTTCTCGGGATGTCCACCTGATTCAGACGCGACGGCTTGCTCGGATCAGTTGATGGGCTGAAGTATTCGTCAGCCCAGAGGATGAATTCCTCTCCGACCTCCTGCGTGAGCTTCCTCTTCTCAAGTCGATCCCCAGGGGCAGGAATGTATCCGAAACGAAAATATACCTGGATGGCCGTGGCCACCAGATTCCAAAACAGATTCCAGTCGTGTTCATCCCATTCGTCGGAGAAGAAGTGACGGCCGAAGTCCTGTATAGGCTTATGCTTGGCATTATAGAAGTCGCTGAAAGCTATGAGCCACTGCCGGTCCTCATAGCTGTCTCCGTCGCCGGAATTGGCGTGATTCGTGGCCTGGTAGATTTTCGGGGAATCAGCCCAGGCGATAGTGAAAGGGCTGTGGCCCTTAGGGTTGACCGGCCAGTCTCCGGAGACGAGAGGGAAAAATCCCTCGAAATCGAAGTCCTTCGGCGTATCATCGAGGAATACAAGCCTCGTGCGGTTGTCCAGACCATCCCAGACGAACGGCTGAAGAGGTCCTCCGCGGAATTCCTTACCATTCTTATACAGCGTATTCACGACCACCCGGCAGGCTTCTCCAAGCAACGATTTTCCGGAACGGCCATTGCTGACACCGACCTCTGACTGCTTCCCGTCCATTCCGATGACCGCCTTGCAGATGGACTTGTCCTTCATCGATGTGACGAGATAGCCGAAAGCGGACAACTTGCTGATGAAATGCTGTGCATTCTCAAGTTTGTCCTGCTGCGTAGGTTCAGATTTCCTCCAAGTGAAGTTCGAGGCGTTCTCCAGGAACAAGAGGAAATCGCACTTCCTGCCCGTTTCGGTGATTTCGTAGCTCCACTGGTCATCCTCATGGCGGATCCGGATGAGTTCCGGAAGCTTGCTGACCTCGTAGTCCTTCTTCTGGGATGCCCAAATGTTATAACTGAGCTGGGTGTATGATTTTTCCTTGATATCCCCGGCATTGACTTCCCAGATGGTATTACGGAAGAACAGGCGCTCAATACCCCTCTGAGGGACATCGAACTTACCTGTAAAATAATCCAGCATCGAGAGTGAGACCTGTCCGAAGTATTGAGCCGTGCCCTTATAGAGCATCTGACGGACACCTTTCTGGAGGGTGTCCTTGGCGAAAGCTTTGACGAAATCGGCTATCTGATGGGGCTTGACGGTCTCGACGATGTTGTCGGCCACATACACGAATTCATATTCGTGGTTCAATGTTTCCCATCTCCAGTATCCACGATGCTCAAGGAAATTCTTGCAGCCGTCATAATCGAAGTAACATTCCGTGGTGCCGTCTTTCTTTTTGGATTCTATCCAGAATTTTTCATCAGCTTCCACGGGCTGGGCCGACTCGAATTCCCCATTGTCATTGAACCTGTATTTGCGGCGGCCGAACGTAAATTCAGGCATATCCTTCAGCTCCGCATAATGCGCCTGGGCGAATTCCTGAGCACTATGAAGATGCCAGTCCTCCAGAAGCTTATTGTCGGGCAGCGTGGTAATTTTACGCAGATACACCCATTTGCCCTGCATCGGCTTACTGTTGCGGGCAGATTCAATGTCCTGCAGGAGTTCGTCTTCTTTTCCCTTGAGCGTATTGGACAGCAAATCATCGACGCCCTTATCCTGAGCCTCGTTCTTCATCACGTGGCCATAAAGAATCTCGATATAGATTCCGTTATTCTTCAGAGTGTCAAAATACTCTTTGAAATTCTTCACGGCATTGAAAAAACCGCGAGGTCTGGTGTCGATGGGCTTGTTGACGGTAAGGGAGGACGAGAGGTCATTGCAGTCGCTGTCGAGCAGGAAGATGACCTCTTCCACCTTGCAGACCTGGACCAGGCTGATGAGCTCTTCAGGGAGTTTGCCGCCTGACGCTATATTCTGTATTCCGGACACCGCCACGCTGAGGATGCCGTGCTTGGTCGCCTTCTCGGCCTTCTTCTCGCCTTCCTGGATGAACAGCCGCTTGATGGGTACCTGCTTCTGGTATAGCTCGCGGATCTTCTGAGGGTAATATATGAAAGCGGGCGCGCCATAAGGCGTGCGGTACTTCATAGATTTCCCCTCTTTCTGGTCCTTGTGCATATCGGGGTTCTGATACCTGACGCGGTAGTATTCCCTCGGACGTTCCTCCTTGTCGTACTTGGAGATATAGGTGACGGGGCGTCCGTTCAGATCATAGTATGCGATCACGCAATCATCACCCTCGGTGATGTCGCCCTTCGGGGTCATCGTTCCGGAGAAGAACGTCGGTTCTTCCCTTGTCGTGCCGTCCTCTGCCCGTACTTTGGCAGTGACGTCCGATTTGGCCAATCCGGACGCCTGGAGCATCCTCTTCCAGTAGTCGTTCTTGTCTTTCGTCTTGGACTTGATGCGTGTCGGTTCTTCTTCATATTCGATGAATATGTTCAGATGCGCCGCCAGCTCCTTGATCACGTCCATTGAGTCCTTATGTCCTGCAGCCATCAGGTAATGATAAGCATTGCGGCCTTTGACCTCATTGCAGGCAAAGCACTTGAATCCCTTTCCTGGAGTGATTATCAGCGAATGGCTGTGACACACCGGGCACTCCGTCCTGTATGAGGCACCTTCCTTCCTGAGCTCGCTGTATTGACCGACAATATCCAGCAGAACCTTGTCGTCGTTCTGCCGGTCTATTATCCTGTCATATATATCTTGTTTAATGCGTGGCATATTTAATATCTTAACAATAGTATTTCAATGTCCTCCTTCAGGGAGGTGTATTCATCGATGAGGATCGTGAGCTGTCGGAAGCTCGGGTCATCCTCGTCCAATGCCTGGCGGTTGGACTCCAGCCGGGCGATATAAGCACAGAGGGCGCTATTTATCATCCGAAGCCGCTTTTCTGTCATTTCAATCATTCCTCCCTCCTTCTTGAACGTTCGACCCTCTCGGTCCTCGATGTCCTGGATCTCGACGTTCTGACTGCTTGGTCAAGATCTGCAGAGGCAATCTGCGGCGTAATGATGAGAAGAAAAAGAATGGAATACAGCGTCTTCTTGAACTCTTTGAATGGGGACAGAGACTCATCCACCCCGCAGCGATGGCAGAACCACCATGCGGAAAGTTCATTGACCTTATTGATGTAGAGTTTGGAGAAGATGTTCTCCATCGTCCTTTTTACCGTATTCAGAGATATTTCACGGCCGCCGTATTTCTTTTTCAGCAGATCCGGAACTTCTTTGTATGCCGCTCCCCAAGCCACGAGCTCGGCCACCTGTTCCTCTCTGCGGGTCAGATTGTCATTCATTGCCCCAAATGCTATAAATCCCGAATCGATGGAATACATCCTCTATCTTTCCGGCCTCAGTTACTGTCGGCTCCGGGCAGCCTTTCATACGTCGGTAGAATGTAGGATCCGATTTGACGTTCAGGGCTGTTTTGATTTCCTCCTTAATCCTGGTTGCTTCTTCTTTTCGGGCTTGTTTCCACCCTTTTACGAATGCTACTTGTGTCATATATTTTTGCTTTTTGGTGATTATTCCCCATTTGGGCCTGTGCATGTTGAGTTACATTTGTTGCAACAAAACTTTCACGCCACGAAAGTAGTAAATATATTTCATATTTTGACATTTATTCTGTCATTTTATGAAATTTAATGTCAAAATTTAGGCTAAGTAATTGAGTATCAATAATTAAATTTGGATATGGAGAATTCTTTTTATGACAATATAGTCGCCAGTATCGCTAAGATAATGAGAGATAAGAACTTAACTGGCGCTACGATGGCGGAATATATGGATACCACCCCATCCCAATTCAGTAAGATGCTGACAGGGAAGGTCAAGATATCCTTTGCAAAACTGTCAAAACTTGCAACGAATCTTTCAATGTCTGAAATAGACATAATGACATACCCGGACAAATATGTCAAAATTGGAAAGCCTGAGGATGAGCCAATAGAAGCCATCCTGCAGATCAAGTTGAAAAAGGACAAAAAGGACCAGGTGCTCAAACTGGTCTTCGGAGAAAACAATATAGAAATTCTGAACAAATGAGACTGCTCAAAATCAATCTTGTCGGCAAGACAGTGCTCGTAAACTTGGAGCAGATTGCATTTATAGAGAAAGACCCCGACACCCATAATGCCGTCATAACGATGGCCAGTGGCGACAGGTTCCAGACCAATGAAGATTGTAATGAACTCACCTCCATTATAGCGGGGGAATTGGGGCGAAATCAGGGTATTTATGACCTCGAATAATGGCCCAAATAGTTGGCGGAGAGCACTTTACTCTCCGCCAAACGGGTCAAAATCGGGTCAAAAACAGGCCAAAATATGATTTTTTGAAATTTTAAGTATCTGATAATGAATAAATTAGAAAACAAAAATCGCCAAAATAGAGTCCCTCCCTCTCCGCAAATAAACTACTGGAAGTCAAAGGATTAGCATCGCTTTTGCGATGCTAATCTCGTTTTCGGCCAATGCCGTCAGGAGCTTGCTCCTGTAAGGTAGTGGACGGAAACGAAATAGCGGCCTCCAGCCGCGCAACTCTTTGATTTCCAGAACCTAATTTGCAAGGGCCCCGCGGCGAGCGGGAAGGGACGTCGGAGCGCTCTGCGCGACGAAATCCCGAACGCTTCCACAAATTCACTTTGGCAGCGACTGTGCCCCAGAAGTGTGTAGAATGGCACCTCCCTGCCAAGGTGAAGCTAAAAAAGTCTCACTTTGGCAAGCAATCCCTCACAGAGTGCGCTCTACGCCATCCGCCCTGCCAAAGTGAATTGGCGGAACTCCGCGAGCCAGCAATATGCCTTGATATTTTTCGTTCCCGTCCTTAGGGTGTCTTTTGCTGCGAGCGACAAAAGCCTGCCACGAAGTCGAAAAACACCTTTTAAGTCAGGATGCCGTAGACACGCTTCTAGATGGGGCGGTGGCCGAAGGTGTACAGAAGTTTCGTACACCTTTAGAGCATACCATTAGTAGAACGCCGTAGAACATGGCTAGTGTTCAAAGGTGTTTTTCGGGTTGTGAAATAAAGATGCCGGAAGATGCATTACAAACAAGCGCTGCGCCGAGCTCAATAGGGCGGCTCGCTTGCGCTTGAACTTTTGCAATTATCGTTTTCGTACGCCCCCCTCTCACCGGACGGGAAGACATTCAAAGCAATCAATGCCTTTCTGACCTTTTCCTTTCCAAAATATCCCGGAGCAAGCCAAGACAAATGGCCAGTTCTTGCGTGTTCGATAACGGCTCTACATACATGATATTCTTCGACCTGCGAGAGGGAGATGTGAAGGGTTCCACATCGAATAAGACCAGAAGGACTGACACCGAAATCCCCCTGAAAACATCAACGGCTGGAGAATTGTAATGCTACCTAAATTTCACATTCGGATTCGCCTTCTTAAGCAAGTCTCCATATCTCTTAATTTCATCATTGTTCAACAAACGAGGTTTGTTGCTGCGAACCCAACCTCCGTTTTTGTTAAAATACCATTCATGCACGTGGACTACCCCTTCTTTGTACTCTTTGTGAGTATGCCCCCAATCAAAGTCATATGCAACCTGTCTGTCCTTGTAAATTCTTGCCTGCTCAATTATCTTCGTTTCATCATCTAGTTTGAAGTAAACTTCGGACGTATTGGAATATTTTGGCAAACCATTATGAGATCTGTCATCACCTTGCTTTTCTATAACCTTTCCAGATACTCCATTGAAAGATAGAGTCTCACCTACCTGATGATATAGATACTCAGAGAACCCTCCGGATTTTATATATTCTCTTTGTCCACCCATATTTATTCCTCCCACTCATAATTGTAGTTTAAATTCGAAAAATCTCTCATCCTTAACCATTCCCATAAAGTTATATGCTTCCCTAATAAAATGAATAGATCCTCATTCAATGCATCAGACAACGATGTCGGTACATCTTTGAGCTTTTTAACTAAATCCTTGGCTTTTTTCCCTATCAAGTATTCACTCGTATAACACTTGACAAAAAAAATTCCCTCATCATTATCCAATTCTGAAAGGATAACATCAAACGATGATATCGGATATTCATAAAGTTCTTTATACTCCATCTTTTCAAAGAATACTCGTTCATTATCGCTGCGAAACTCAATTCGCATTCTCTCAAAAAGCTCCTTATCCTCAATAGGGAGCTGATCGTTTTCAAGTAATTTCTTATTCATAATTTCCTCAATTTTTGTATATTACCCTCATAATAGACAACTTCCACATCTGGAACAAAATCTAATGGCGTCCCATAAACAAGTAGTTTTGTAGGATGTTTCCTTTCAATCAAGGCTTCTACGCCCATACGGTATAACTTCTTATAGCTATTGTCCTTACCTATTATCGTATGACCAATAGCGATTATACTGTTTTCCGGAAGTCCATCAAAGCTATACTCAAAAGAATCAACATTACCCCAACTTGCGGAAGGGACTGTATGAACAGATTGACTCTGCATATATGAAGTAACCCATCTATTTCGATAAATATTCCATTTGTTGATTATTTTGGGCTGATCGACAAAAACAGAAAAATCCGGCCCAATTACACAACTGTACTGTTGCAGACATGGAATGATTATTGAAGGTCTGTTCCATAGAATTTCGAACTTATAATCATATAGATAGCAATGAATCCCGCAATGCCACAGTCCTTTCTTCCTATCGGAAAACGGAATTAAGGTGTCAGGCAACTTGTCGTTGTATGGAGAAAGTAATGGCATTCCATCTTTTCCCTCAGTAGGAAAGCCACTGTGTAAATGGAGATTCAACATTTGGAGTTTCCGCATCTCGGCTCGTGAATCATTTGAAACTCCTAATTTCGGGGATTCGGGGTCAAAATCAGGAAAAAGCACCCCTTGATAATATTCCTTCATCTTAAGAAATAATTAACATTTAAAATTCCGGATGAGGATTTTGTTGCATAAAAAGATAAAATATCCTAACTTTGCAAAACAAAACCCTCAAGTTCCCAACTTGAGACCAGCTCCTAAAGGAGACGACATGCCCTATCGCCCGCCAAGAAGATAGGGCTTCTTTATTAAGTTGTATCCTACATCATTTCTTTTTCTTTTTATCGCTCTCGCGTTTATTTAACTTATATACTTTACCACCAAACTCTACGTCAAATTCCTTTGCTCGAGTCAAGTCAAATATTATTGTCTTATTTCGGAAATCATATCCAAGAGACAAAAAAAGCACTGTTGTTGGGAGATAATAATAATCTCCTGCTTTGCATACCTTGAAAGCATCATCGTTGGCTTCCTGCAAAACTACAAGGTACATAACATCAGGATCGCTTTCATCGCCACCAAGCTTTATGTAAGTCTGTGTGGACAACTCAAGCTCTTTGGCAGTGTCATCAGTAAATCCCAATTTCCCGGTAGCCTGTATGGTCACCTTGAGTTTAGCACTATACTTCTTTGCACTATAAAAAATTACATCTCCCATAATAATTCGACTTTTAAAATTACATTGGTCAACTTAACAAGATATCCAAACAAATGATATTTGACTCATATTTGGGACAAGTTCTATCAAATTGACCATCCCAATTGCAAAGATAAGAAATATTTCTCTAACATAACAAGAGATAGCAAAAATATTTAGCGTGTAAAAAAATGCTGGGTACAAAAAAACAAACGCACAAGACATCAGAAAGACAACAAACAATAAGAACGCAATATGCGCCAATCCTCAGGGAAACCGCTGAGGTTCAAACAGTACAAAGCATTATCGTGGCATAGGATAGCATTCATACGCCGATATCTGATAATAAAAATGAAAATTCAGTCTCTTTCTGTTCTCTTAATTGTCATTAACTTCACAGTAGAATTAGTTGTGGGTAGTAGATAATAGCATCCCTTCAAACTGCTTATTTAGATTATCGGCTGAGATTTACAATCATGACTATTAATGTAACAATAGTTCGTTAATTTTATAAAAGTTACGCCACGGCGCGAACGCCGTAGAATAAAAGTTCTTTGAAATCAGTGTTATTTAATCGCATGTTCGGGGATTTCCCGGACATTGCAATAAATCGAT